GATTTTTCTTGGCGCTGTACTACGGGTAGCCGGTGAAACGACATTGGACTTGGTTCGTTGAGGTTTCGCATCAACGGATTCTCCGGCTCCAACTTGGTCGGGGAATCTTTCACGGATGTCAGTGTCGATACGACGATAGTATTCGTCACTGCCAACCCTAATACCATTCTCAACAAGTTCCTCATGTAGCCCTAAAGCATATGAAGTCATGCGTTTGTTGCTTCCAAACCACTGATTTTGGTCTTGCCACGCTAGTAGTTTTTCGTCAACGGGCGCTGCCTGTTGAGGTTGTGGTGCTATTTGTACAGGAGTTTCTTGTTCCTGTAAAGGGGCGGGTCTAAAATTATTTACTTTATCTGCGCGGATTCTGGCGGTAGTGAGTGCTTCCTGAGCATCTAACAACTTATCAGCATCCCCAGACTCGTAAGCTTCTTTATAGAGCCGTTTAGCTTCTTCAATCTCGGAGTTAATGACCTTCTTGGCTTGTTCTAAGAGAACAGTCTGTCCTTGATTGACGGAGCCTTTAAGCTTTTTGTTCTCTTCAAACATTGCCTGAGCAAGGCGAAGAGCTTCTTCCTTCTCACGTTCAGCAGACTCTTTAGCCCTGCGTTCTTCGTGATATCCCTTGGTAAAGTGTTTAAACCTATTCTTGACGCTCTCAGAGTAGGTTGCTAACTCTTCTTCTGTAGGATCTTGCGGAGCTTCCTTCATTGGGGTGCGGTAACGATCCTCTTCAGGGGTATCGTCTACAACCTCAATTTCAGGGGTGTCTTCCTCTGGGGTTACAACTTTCCCACCCTTACGCAGGTTCTCTTCCTTTTCATCAGGAAACTCAAATTCTGTTTTTTCAATTTCAGCCATGATTTTTCCTTAGTTAGGTCGCTGGATGCCGCGAGGGTCTTGCACAACTGCCTGAACAGAGTCGTCGTTAATCAATCTCCACTCCGTACCGTGAATCTTCATGCGGGTTCCCGTGTTAGGACGCACTAACACAAAGTCTCCAACCTGACAGGCTGCTCCAGAGGGAAATCGGGCTGCGTCTTTAAACGCATCGGGGCCAATCTTTGCCACAAACAGCACGGGGGATAGAAGCTCCTCGTGAAGAATTGCAGTTGCAGATTTAAGGATCCCTGTTTCGCTGTACTCATCCTCTGCTTTGGGAAGCATACAGAGGAGGTGGTAAGTAACCGGATCGGGTACTTGTTTGGCTTTCTCTTCAGGGGAGGTGTTAAGCACTCCACTTAGATCAACCGCGCTGACATCAAATTCAGTCATCTTCATAGTCCTTGGTTTTTCGCACGAGATCGGCAATTTCATACTGAGCGGTTTGCAGACCTCGGATCGTCCCGCACAGTTCTTTGTAGTGATCGTGGGATTTAGCACCACCCTCACTGACAACAGTGACCAACTCCTTGACGTGTTCATCAAGTCTTTTGTTTAAAGCATCAAGAAGTTGAGTCATCATTCACCTTTCGGTTGGTTCTTCGTGTTTAAAAGCATCTGAAGAAGTTGTTGTTTAGCCTGTAGATCCTGCGTCTGTTGGTTATGTTCCAAAGACTGCTGATGTTGCTGCTCTGCCATGCGCATCTCTGCTTGCTTCTTCATGGCTTCCATAGCAATTTCTTGTTGCTTTTGCTGCGCTGCAATAGAAGGATCTTCTCCTTGGGCTTGCTGTGCCTGCTGCATTTTGAGTTGAAGCTCTGCCTGCTTGATTGCCAAGTCGCCTTGAACTTTCTGCGCTTTGGTTTGAGCATCTTGTTGTTTGATCTGCAATTCTGCTTGTTGCATTTGTACAACAGGATCCTGCATTTGCTGTTGGGCTTGCTGTTGTGCTGCTTGGTTCTTGTTGATGTCCAACAATTGTTTTGCAGCCTGAGCAACGAGCTTTGACAACTGAACTTCCACGTCCTCGGGCATCTCAGTATCTGGGCTGGGAAGAGTAGCGCCAAGGCGTTGCTCAATCTTGGTTCTGTACTGGAAGGCGATGTGTTCAGCTACGTGGGCCATGATTGAAGCCTGCATCTGTTGAGCCATTGGGTTTTGTCCCATCTGACCCATCACCATAGGATCCTGCATCATTGATGTATGTACAGCAATGTGTGCGTCGTGATCTTGGTAGATGAATGCTTTAGTAGGCTTACCTGTCAAGAATGACATGTTCTCTGAGATTGGATCTCGTGGTGTCATGTCATCGTCAATAGGTACAAGCTTGTCTGCGTTCTTCACTCCCAGAACCTCAATCATCTGGCGGTGCAGCAAAGGAAGGTTGTAGATCTGTGGAGCGCCTTGAGCCAACTGGATGACAGCTTGATACTGCATGATCCTTTGAGCCATTGTGGCGGAATTCGGGTCGGAGACCGGAATTACATCCACCATGTCATAGTCTTCACGCTTGGCTTGGGGCGTACCAAACACGGGCGTGTAGTCGTAATCTTCCGGCATGTAGTCACGGATGATTTCTTTGAGCAGTTTAAACTCTTGCTTCATTGAATAATGAACACGAGCCTGCACCGCAGACATTGTCTTAAGCTGACGCTCAAGTAATGCCAAGGTTGTACCTACGGGGGAGTTGGCTGACATATCGCTGATGTTCATATCTGCGATTGAACCGAGTCTCCTACCCTCATCTGTGATCTGGTTCAAGAGAGCCAAGAGAACCTGAGAAGGCTCCTTGTATGGCAGGGCCATGATGTTCTCTCTTACGGAGCCGCTAGGCACATCCACATCACGGAACTCGCCCGGAGCAATTGGAGTGTCATCTCCCTTGATTCGGAGACCTCGGGTCTTCAAACCTCCGGGCAAGTTGCTCAAGGTTCCAGCATCCACGAGTTGACGAATGATAGATGTACCCGCACGGGCATAACCACCGATCAGATGGATAAGACCTAAGCCATAGGCTCCAAAGCCGGGAACGTAGGTGTACTGGACAAAGTGCTGGCGCTTGAGGCGGTGTTCATCTTCTTCACTCCAGTTTCTGCGGATGGAGAGAATCTCAGTTGTACCGCGCTCTAAGGTGATGACGTAAGGCAGAGCAATGCCGTCCTCATCTTCATAGCCGGGCAGGTCGTAATCTACGTGGATCTCATAGATCTGGTAGCGGTCATCATCTGTGATGCTGTAGCCTTGGTCTTCAGCTTTCTTTTTCTCTACGTCAGTGTAGAACTGAAGAGGTTCTCCAAGTTCTTTGTCTAGGTAGAAACCAGAGACTTGAAGCTTACGGATGTCATTCTTTGTCTTGCGCATGATGTGAGTCACACGCTCAGATGTCATGGCACTAGAAGCGCCGTAAGGAATGATTACATCCTCTGCGGGGATGAAGATGGAAGCTTGCCGTCCCAAAGAAGGGTCGTAGTAGACCTTTTTGAAAGCTGCGCCAGCCAGACCTAGAGAATACAGAAGGCGTTCATGCTCTGGTCGATACTCAGGCATTCCCTCTGTTAATCTGTAGTTCATGTCATCTTTGACGCGCTCTGCTGCTTCCTCTTTAAGCTTGTCAATTGCGCCGATAATTTCTGTTTTAACCGGCCCTTGCGCTGGAAAAGTTTCAATAATAGTCTCGCTTTGAAACCTAACTGCCGCTTCGGTGAGTACGGTGGAAAAGACACCACAAGCACCATTCCACGGCTCCGTTCTCTCTTCATACTTCATTCCTAAAACATCAAGACCTTTGACATACATCTCCACCCAGTCTTTTCGGGAGTTAACGTCTGTGTCTACCATTTCAATCAAATCGCTGGCAATCTTTTGGAGTTCACTGTCATCCATGTACTCTGCGAGGTTGTCTGAGAAGTCTTCTTCCTCAGTCTCTGGCATGAGGTCAACTTCCATGCCGTCAATGCCAATCTTGACACCTTCAGGGTTGACAATTTCAATCTCCATGACAGGGGTATTGTCCATCTCCAAAGCGTTTAAACCTAATGGAGCTTGGCTCAGTGATTGTTCAATACTCATATTGTTCCTTAGTAGTACTCTACTTTTCTACGGGTGTAAAAAGGCTCATCTTCTTCATCAGAATCGATGGTGATAAAGCCTCCCAAGCGAAACCGCATCAGAGCCTGACTGCTTGAGTCAACAAGGTCGTCGTGGTCGCCATTAGGAAAAGAAGCTAACTCATCCATCACTTCTTCAGCCCATCGGGTTTCAGGACACCACACCATGCCAGATTCAAACAAAGCAGAGATAGCGTTTACACGCGATATCTTATCGTTTCCTTTGCCCGGCGTATACTCCGCAACCGGAATTCCCATCTTTCTCATCTCATAGATCAACGGAGCGCCTGCTGCCCGCTTCTCAACGATCAAAGTGTCGGGTTCATATTCCCTGTAGATCTCTAAAGCCTTGCGTTTTAGATCAGGGAACTCCATGCGTTCTTTGAATGCGTCCAAAAGGATGATGTTTGCCTTTAAATCACCATTCTTATTGGGATGTTGGAAGACACCCCACGTTGTACAGGCGGAATAGTCGGCTCTATTATTCTTTTCAAACGCAGTATCCCAAGACTGAATGATGTATTCGCACTCAGGGGGTCGTTTTTCCTCCCAAATCATCCAATGTTCGCGCTTAATGATCGCGCCTTCCTCGGATGTGGGGTTTTGTTGGTATTGAGCCTCCCATTTAGCGACTGGAAGCTCCGCCTTGAGTGCCTCAAGAGCGGGTTTAGACCAGAATCCGGGCCATAAAGGGTTCCCGTTGGGCATAATTGCCGGGAAATCGATGACTTCCCACTGATCTACGCCATCTTTATCTGAATTCTTGAGGATTTGCCCCGTTAAGTCCCTCTTAGACCACCGAGTCATCACAATAATGATGGCTCCACCCGGCTGTAGACGCTGCCGAGGGCCGGAAGTGAACCATTCATAGACCCCATCAAACACGGCAGGGTTAGCTTGTTTAGCTTCCTGCTCAGAATGAGGGTCATCAATGATTAAAAGATCTGCGCCCTTACCTGTAACAGCGCCGCCAACACCGATAGCAAAGTAATCACCACCCACATTAGTATTCCAGCGACCGGCAGCCTTTGAATCGCTCGATAGCTTTGTTGTAAATACTTTCTGATACTGTTCAGATGAAACAAGGTTCCTAACCTTCCTTCCAAATCCTGTAGCAAGTTCTGCGGTGTGCGCAGTCTGAATGATCTTCTTCTGAGGAAACTTCCCCAGAAACCACGCAGGCAACAGGAAGGAAGCAAACTCTGACTTGGTATGCCTAGGAGGCATGTTAATGATTAACCGCTTAAGCTCCCCGTTAGCTACCCGCTCAAAAGCATCAGACATGATCTTGTGATGGGATCCAGAGATGAAGATGGGCCACATCTGCGTCACGAAGTACAGAAAGGATTCCTTGCTGCGTTCTATCTTATCCATCTCCAGCAAAGCCTGAATCTTTGCACGGTTCTCAGGAGAAGCCTTAGGAACCATCTCCAAGTACTTCTTAATCTCTGCGTGGGTTAATAGACTCATAGACGTGCTACAGCCTTTACCGAACTATCCACCAACTTAATAGCATGGAACTTATAGGGCTTGGTCACAATATGCCCGTCGGTCTTCAACCGATGAACAATCCTGTGGATGTTTGACTTAGATTTCAATCCAATGCCCTTAGCTATAACTTCATAAGACGGAGACACACCATGCAACCGGATGTATGCACGGATGAACTCTAATACTAACTGCCTACGTTTACTCATTCTTTAAGTTTAAACGCAAACACGAACGTTCGCAATACCTTTTCTGAAAATATATATACCCCCGGGGTAGGCAAATTGGAAAAGGAAGGGGGGGCTTTCCTGTGGAATGTATTTGGGTGTGTGGATTTGAGCGTATACGCGGGAGGGGTGTCGGCTCGCCACAAGTGGGGGTCGGGTACGGGTGGGGGTACGAGTATGCCCACGTTTACACGCCCTCCTGCGCTACTGGTATCGTTGTGTTTAAACGCTTTGCGTCTACGTCTAGCACAGAAGCCTTGCCTTGCTCTAGTAACTTAATGTGCCCTGCAAGTTCCCGCTTCAGTTGGTCTGCTGTTACTACTGCCTTGTCTTGTACGTCTGACGGGCTGAACAGCCCCGAGGCTTTGCCCATCAGTTCCAGTGCTTTTAGTTTAGTACCCTCTTGCTTGGCGTTCTTGCTTAGTGCAAGCAACCCTTTCAACACATATCGTTTAGACGCTGAGATATCCTCACTCAGGTGTTCCGCTGTCTCCTCCCATGCTTCCTCTAGTATGTGCTTGATCCTCGGGTCTTTCATTAGCTTGTTAGCAGATGCGCTAATACTTGCATCTGATCCAGTGTCATTGCCATAGGCATCTCTGTATGCTTGCCGTAGGCTTTTCCCCTGTATAACCCCTGTAGTGAACAGTGCTTGCCGAGAACTAATAGGTTTAGGTCTCTGTATGTCTGATCCCTTATGTAGTCCATCCTTTCTTAGTCTTGGT